AAACCATCAGTAGGAACATCCTTAGGAACGAACTGAGGTGTCTTAGTGAAAACTGAAGGATTAGTATTAACTAATTCAAAAGCTAATTCCTTCTCAATAGAGTCAACAGTATATTCAGATAGATTTTCAGTATACTTAGAAATAATACTATCATCAAGCAGTTCGCTGTAACGATCAACAACAGCCTGCTTCTGAGCATTCTCACTGTCAAGCTTATATTGAGCTAATTGCTCGTTTTCAGTCTTTAAAGAATTAAGAGAGTTATTCGCTTCGTCTAATTGAGTCTGAATTTCTCCCTTTTCTGTTGTTAAAGTAGAAACTGAAGTATTAAGTTCTTCAATTTTTGATTCAAAATTCTGTCTATCTTCATCAAAAGAATTTGCGGCAACGAAATTTTCGTTTACCATTTCAAAAGTACCACCATTCATTGCATGGAGAGCTTCAAGGGCGGCCTTTTCATTTTCAGTAATATCAACTATGAAGCACTTGCGGCGCTCACCGATTGTTACTACATCAGCGGCATCATCTTTAGTATAATCAACTTGCTCATACTGACCAGCTTCATAATTATAGCAAAGAGCGTACTTTTCATAAACATCAAGTACGGTATAAGTAATTGTCCAATTACCTTCTTCATTAAAAGAAGGATTAAGTCCCATAAAAATGGCACTATGCTTTTCTGAGTCAGAAAGCTTGAAATTTACATTAGGCATTTCAGCTTGTCCTCCTTTATTATCATCTTGTTTTAAAGTAAAATCTTTTATATTATCTAAAGTTTCTTTTAAAGAAGTATAGAGACTATAAAAGGCGCTTCCTTCAAAACAAGGTTCAACTAATTCACCCAATGCTTGCAAGCCTAAGAAACAAGCATCGGTATATTCAAAACATCTACGTCCATCACGTATAATTACTGAACCCTGAATAGAAGGCTCATAAAGCTCCATTGATTGGCTTTTACCAGGAATTTCTTTGGCTTCTTCATAAAGACCTGTCCAAAGAAGTACGTTGGCGCAAGCATATTCACGCTCTATTCCATCTTCATCTAAATGAGTTTCCCAAGAAAAATCTAAATCATCTGGCCCCATAACCACACCATATGCCCGACCTTCGGTGCGGGCTTCTCCGTGTGTAGTAAAGTCGCCATCTTCGTAGATGCCCTTTACCGGTGCATAGGGAAGAGTTTTTAGTAATTTTTCAGCAAATTCATCTGTTATATAAGTACCATTTCGATTGTGCCCTTTATAAAAAATACGCACACGCGCTTTAGAAAGTACTTTATTATATTCTTCTAAATTATTGTATATAACAACTGGAAACTCTTTTATTTTATCAAAATTCATTTAGAGCCTCCTTGTCCAGTTTTTTCCTGTGACTCTTTGTTTTTAATTGTCTTAGGAGATTGCTCTGTTCCTTCTTTTGCTGGGCGGCCGGCACCTTCAGCAGTTTGAGTATAAGCAGTTTGTAGAGGAATTAATATCTTTTCTAATTTCAAAACATCATTCTCAAGCATTTTAATGTTAACTAAATCACGTTGAGTCAGTCCCAATGCCATTGAGGGAATTAAGAAGCTATAGCCCATACCAGCAAGTTTAAAACTTTCTTCAACATATTCTTTTTCGTTATACCAAGTGATTGGTAAAATTGTATATTTAAAATTAACGTTTGAATTAGCATAAAGCATATTTATGAGATTAGTTAGGAAATTGGAATATTTATTACCTAGTACCATCATTAAAGCAGTATCATTCTTAATACTCTTATCCAATGAAGAACTACCAGTTGCCGCAAATAATTCTTTACTTGCGCCAGCTTGGTCATAAATATTTTGAACCATCTTCTCTAAGCGATTTGTTGTTGCTTCACCAGAAGTTTTTGACACAATTGCATCAACATCGTCATAAGTAGTTAAAACGGAAATATTCTTATTACCTCTTAACATACCGACGGCCGCCATATGCATTTCTTCTGCTTCTTCAGGTTCAAATAATAAACTTCCATCATTTAAATGAGGTACTTTTTGAACAATAATTTTTCTGATTTCATCTAAATCTCTTTCTCTTTCTGTATCAACCGCCATATCATACTCAATTGCGGCAGGAATAACATCTAAAAAAATGGGTCTTCCATCAAAGAAAGGAAAACATATACCTACATCAGAAGGAATCATTACAAATTTCTTTGCTTTACCTTTTTTAAATTTCCTGTAAGCATTACTAATAAAATCAGGATAAACATCTAATGCTTCTTGCCTTGCCGCTTTATCAAAAATTGTATCAAAATAAGAAACATCAAATTGAATTATATCATTTCCATGAATATCCTTAAAATTAGAAGAACAATATCCAACAGGTAAATCTAAAATACATAAAGAATTTTTATCTGCAGAAAGTAATAACCCATAGTAACTACCATCTACCAAAGCCCTATAAGAACAATTAGTTAAAAGCGATGGAAGTTTTGCACGTTCAATAAAATCAAGCGCTGAATGATATCGTTTTTGGATGTGTTCTTGGGAGAGATTTTTACCAAAACTTGGATTAGCGATTAATACACCCGAATATTTTAATATCGTGGCGTAATAAATTATCAAACGTTTATAAAATCCATCTTTATAAAAGTAATTTCTTGAAAGTTTTTGTTGTTCTTCTAAAGAACCAGATTCAATAATTTTTTTAACTTCTTCTAAACTATAGTCCTTAATTCTTGTAACTCGACGATAGTTCCATGAACTATCTTCATATGCATTTGGGGTGGTTGCAACTCTTTTACCCAAAGTGCGTTTAAATTCAGATAAAAACTTAGTATCCTTCTCCATAAGTAAAACCTCCTGAGAAGAAAGTTAGCTTACGCTTAACTCCTCCACCACGGCGGCGAATCTTCTTAGCTGATTCTTCTTCGAGTTCCTTTATACGCCATAGCCCATAAACGAAAGAATAATATTTATCGTCAGGGAAACGGGTATTAATCGGTTCGAGAACAATGTCCAAAGATGCCCCGGTACGTTTAAGACGTAAATTAGACATTTCTTCAAATAGTTTGGTAGTCATCTCATGCGGCAGTAAGCGTCGAACACGCTGTTCTGGCGTCATTTTTTGACCTACTTTAGTGGCCATGAGGGCATTTTTTGCTTCTTGTTCTTTAATTAAGAAACGAACCATACCACTGTTTATTCTAGAAAAAGCGTTACCGTTAATCTGTGATTTAAGTGGTCCATTAGCTTTGATGCCATAAAGAATTTTAGGAGCATCTTTTGGTTGAATTTTCTTGTAGTTATCGTCATTAATAAAACCATAAGCAGGAAGAATGTTTCCTTCAATGTCATATTGTTGACGAATCATTTCATCACCAAGACCAACACCAAGACCATTGGTATCAATAACGCATTCTTTTACGTTATAGGCCGCAATCATCTTCTTTATGTCGATTGCTTGTTGATGGAATGTTTTTGTTTCGGCAGTGCGACCGAGTACAACAAGATTAACCAAAGTAGCATAATATTTACCATTTAAAATATTAACTCGAAAAACGCAAACAACAGTTTGGTCATTTAAACGACCTACGTCCACTGACATTAAGTAGAAATAGTTACTATCGGGTCTTCGAATTTCGCGTAATTCTGGATTTTTTAATTTACGGTAATTTTGAAGTTTGTCATATTGGAACCAAGATTCTTCAGAACCACCAGACCAAATACCAAGATATTCGCGGGCGAAGGATTCTTCATCATATGAGGGTGACATTTGAAGGTCACGAATGTAGTCTATATCTAAAAGACCGTGCTTCGCGGGAATACGATAATCACAGCCGATGTTGATTGCTTTGGTTGGATCAATAATTGATTTTTCAAAAACATCAATTAATTTATCAAAAGCAAATGAAGTTTTGACTCCGGCAGATGTACACATTATTTGTTGCTGGTTTGGTTCATTAGGATTAACTGTATTGTCAGGAAGACGACGTGAAACGTTCATCAATGGTAAAACAACTTCATTAATCGGTTCTTCTTCGTGGTCACGTATCTCATCAATTAGTCCGCCATGACGGCGGCCGCCACGAGTAGTATCTAAAGCACCAACAACGTCAAGTACTGAACCATTTCTGAATTTAAGTGTAACATAATCTTTACCGAAATTACCTGGAGTATCTGAAATTTCACCGCCTACCACTTCTTTTCTCAAAAGCGGCCAATGATCATAAATTTCAACAATCTTTTCTTTTGCAATTTGTGCAGATTGATTTTTGTTGGGAGCACAAATAAATCGTTTAGTCTTTGGCATGAATACACATTGTAGCATCATTCCAAGAATTGTAAGAAATGACTTTGAAAAAGCACGGCAAGCAGTAATGTAAATGCTCTTATAACGCATGAGCGCACGCAGTACAATTCTTTGATAAAAGAAAAGGTCAAAGTTTGAATCAACTGGTTTAATCATATCCAGATAAAGGTCTGGATAAGCAGTGAAAAATTCAGCATATTGAATGAATAAATCTTCGTGTTGCTTTAAATATTCTTCTGTGATGACCACACCTTTTTCTAATTCAACATCGTCGCGTATTGCAAGTTTAAGCTTTCCTTCTTCAATTGCCGTAGTATTAGTTGTTAAAAAGGCATTACTCATTAAACATCCACCTCAAATTCTTCATCACTATAAAGCTCATTAAAAGCTTCGTTTTCAAAAGCATCAAGGTCGTAAGTCTTATCAGTATCATATAAATTTTCAGCATCGGCCGCAATCTTCAAAGCTTCTATGCGGCGAGTAATTTCTTCACCAATACCGGTTTCATTGGTATAAAGTCGCTGATTAAAGGCTTGGAAGTTTTTTAATGTTTCATCTACTACGTCTCTGGTGACGTTGTCGTAAAACTTATTCTTCCAACCTCTCTTCTCCAACCACTTAAACAATTCTCCGACTGAATCAAAATCTGAAGCATTTTTGGTGTTCTTTGGAGTAAATTCTGCAATTTTAACCAGCTTATCATAGGAAGCAAGAATCTTATCAAAATCTGTTCCCGCCCGAATACGTGAATCAATTTCCAAAGAAATCTTGCACAACTTTTCTGCTTGGTCAACTTGAAGAGCGCCATTGATGTTTTGACTCTGTAACATACCATTGTACAGTGTATCTAAATAGGAAAGTTCTTCTTCCGAATAATTAGCCCCCCACTTATCTCTCATCTTTCCTAAGCGTTCTTCTTGAATAAGGGGTAATTCCTGCTCGATGAGTTCCATCTTTTCGAGTTTCTTGAACTCCTCAAAATACATCCCCCAGTCTAAGTGTTCATACTCTTCCTTAAAGAATACTGCGGCATATCGTTGAAAAGCATCATCGGGGTTTTCTTCATAAAAGCGTATCCATTCTTTGGGAATGAAGGGAATGTTCAGTGCAGCGCAAATTTGATTGACAATTTTCCAATTAGAGTCGTTTTCACGGAGAATGCGGCCGATGCAATCATTACAAACATCGGCAAACCCATCTGCCGCAAGAATTGATTTGCTTCTAACATAATGCGCGGCAGGATGGTCTTGGCCGCAACAAGTGCAGGTTTTGGTTAAAAAAGAAGCCCGAACTCCGGGCATTCTGGGAGCAAGTCCCATTTATTTGTTTTTGGTAGCGGCACGCAAAGCACGAAGAATTTCACGACGTTGCGGCCGACCGCATTTTTCAAAATGATCAAGGACGTCATCGAGCAAATCTGCAAAATCTCGGTTACGTTCTCCGTCAAGCAATGGCACACAGAGAATTTTGGTCAGCCCCAAGAATTCAACTGCATTAAGTTTGCTGACAAGCATTAAAAATTCTTCAAAAGACTTTGAATGGTCTTTTTGTTTTACATTAAAGTTCATTAGTTGTTTACCTCTTGTTCGCTGTGCGGCGTTGACGGTCTTTCTTGTCGCAAATCTTACACTTCGAGGCGAAACCGTCTGATGAATTGGCTTTCCGCACAAAGTTGTTACTATCTATTAAGTACCATTTGCCGCAACAATTACACTTCTTGAAGTTTTCTTCAAAGAAGACATTTTCCATCAATTTTATATGGTAGGCCGCAGTATTGCAAATTCTGCCGATGACTTTTTGGCGGAAGATGGTGGAAATGTAATTGGCGGTGTAGGTCTTGGAGTATTTTTCATTGATGTGGTCTGCGATTTCTTGATTTTTGTATTTTCTTGCTTTCATGTGGAGGATTTCTAATTGATAAGGTTCGAGATAAGTTTGTTCTTCGTAGAATTTAAGTGTTTCAAGAAGTGCAGAGTGTTTTTCTTTTTCGATTTCCTCAAAGGTGATGTCATAGAAGCCCAAGTAAAGTTCTGCAACATGCGCAGGATTGGAGAAGTCGAAAAAGAGGGAGGACGAGGGTTTCTCTCTCCAAAGATAATCTGAGATGACCTTGAGGTCATCTTCGCTGTAGATTTCAGTATGGACTTCTTCAAAAGGATGGAAGAAGACTTCTGCGGCGCAGTTGCCGTTTTTCAATCCAAAGGGGAATACAGGGATTTCTGCGTCAAATTCAGGAACCAAATATTCAGCAGGTCGCCGCAGCATTTGGGTATTCATAATGGGATCAACGAAGGAGTCACGAATTGAGTATTGCTCACTTCGGTATTCAACGAGAAGATGTCGACGCTTCAAGTATTGATACTGGTTGAGGTGAGCGGCTTTTTCATGCGCTTCGGCAATTTGTTCTTCGGTGAATTTTTCGAGTAATTCGGGGCGAATGGGCTTTTTGCGCTTGCCGTGCCGCAGGTCGTAGCAGTTAAGGAGAAGGTCAAGTGCGTCAATTTTTTCCCAGAGTGGTTCCAGAAGGGAACGCATTTCAGGATTAAGGGATGCTTCTTCTCGGGAGAAGGCTTCTCTGCGTACTTTGGGTGCGGCTGGTGCATTGATAGGAAAGATTTGGTTTTCGTTGAAGGAGGGGTTTTCGAGGATTGCCTCGTAGGATTCTTCTTCTTTGCGGTCCCATGTGCCGTAACGAGTAGCGATTTGGACATCTTTGTGTTGGACGGCATTTTTGCCGGATTCATCTTTTCCATAGAGAAGATAATTGCCGATGGTTTCGAGTTCATCGGGGGTAAGTGTGCTAATCTTCCATTGGGGAAGTGCCAAATATTTTTCAATGAATTCCACTCGCTCCACGTTGGTGGGGAGTGAGAAGTCTAAGTTAAGTCGATTTTTTGCCATCTATAGGTGAGCTTCGTCGTTGGCGAAGTAAAGGTTTGCCAGCGGCAAAGCAGGTCTCCTTTTTTAATTACACTTGTAGTATAACACAATTTTGGGGAGTTGTCAAATTTTCAAATTAGTTTCGTGGGACGAGTTTTCCAGGTAGGGGTATTTGATTGTTAAAAAATTCACAATTTCCCACAAACCACCCGCCCCTTTGTTAAAAAAATAACTAATAAAAAAAATAATAAAAAGTGTTGACATATTTAGATGTATGCTGTATACTAATACTCGTAAGGAACACCAAACAAAACAAAGAAAGGAACACAAAACCATGAGCAAAATCTATGTATTCAAGGCAACCGACAAGGGTATCATTGGCAAAGCCTTTGAAATGGCTATCAAAGACAGCCTGAACCGCAAAAATGCTGACAGGGTCAGCCCCTGCGGAACTTGCGATTTCCGCTATAATCGCAAAGCCTATGATACTAAACAGAACGGCTCTGTTCTCAAGTATGACGGCGTAGACGGCTATGTTCGCGGCTCTTCCCGTGTTATCTATGCAACCCATGTTGCCCACACCATGAGCGTGCAGGGTGAGCAGGCTTTCATCTCTATCGACCTGATGAACACTGAAATGTTCGTCCTTGACAAAAAGGACTTTGTGGAAGAGCTTGAGCGCATGAACGCTATGAAGTACAATGCCGCAAGGCATGAAATCAATATCCAGACCATGTACAACTACAAAAAGGACGCCTACCACGGCAAGAAAGGCAAGGACCTTGAACAGTGGGCATGGGAGAACTGCCTTGAGGATGATATCCTTGACGCAATCATTGAGGGGCTTGAATAAAGCCCCTTTGGGTCAGCCGGTAAGAGTCCGGCTCTGATGAGCAAGAGCGAAACCCATAAAAGAAAGGAAGCTAAGAAAATGAAAGAAGCCTATACTGATATCTGCAAGATGATTGTCAAGATGATGGAGAAAGAAGCTAAGTATGAAGCTGAATATGATGCCGCATATGAAGCCTTTTTCGACCAGAACCACGCTGTCACCTACTGGGAAGAACGGTATAAAGAAGAAGGGGAAGCCGTAGGTAGTGAACTGGATGCCGCCTATGATGCTAACCATGAAGCTTGGCAAAAGCAGAGTGATGCTGGTGATAAACTTGATGTAGTCCGTGATATTCTAAGGCACCTTAGAGAAGCCGCCGAACTGATTGAAGATAATGAGGGGATATAAATCCCCTTTTTATTTATTGTTTAGTTTCTCAATAGGAAACTTAGATGTAGCACATCTAAATCCCAATGTTGACAAATGGGAAACTATGTAGTACAATGTATATACAGTAAAGGAAAGGGGAACACGAACATGAGTAACTATACTATCTACTTTGACATGGACGGTACCATTGCAAACCTGTATGGGGTTGACAACTGGCTTGACAAGCTGAGGGCTGAGGATGCAAGCCCATATGTAGAAGCTGAGCCTATGGTCGATATGTGTGAACTGAGTCGCCTCCTGTGTAAAGCTGTTGAGATGGGCTACAGGCTGGGTATTATCAGTTGGCTGAGCCGAGAGGCATCGCAGGAGTATAAGAAAGAAATCCGAGCTGCAAAGCGTGCATGGTTGGAAGAAAATCTCGATGTAGATTTTGATGAAATTCATCTTGTGCAGTATGGCACAAGAAAAGATTATGTGGCACAGGATAAACAGGGAATTATCTTTGATGATGATGAAAGAGTGAGAAATAATTGGAAAGGTTTTGCAATCAATCCAGAGGAAACAAATATGATTGATTTTCTGAAATTTATTGTAATGGACGAGTAATCGTCCATTTTTTTTGAGAAAAAGATTTAGATGTGGAACATCTAAATTGGGGTATTGACAAAATTGTCCCGAAATGGTATACTTTAAGTACAGTAAAGGAAAGGAAAAATAAAAAAATGAAAAAAGCATTTGAAATGAACAAAATCGCATCTGAGGCAGTTATGGAAAAAATCGAAAAAATGGAAAAAAATGCCGTAGAAACCGTAGAAAAGAAAATTTTCCCTCAGATTGAAGCCGAAGCAAAAAAAGGTTTCTACAATGTAAAATTTCATGTAGATAGCAATATTGAAAAAAATATTGTTGTAAAAATTTTGGAAGAAAATGGTTATGTAGTAAAAGCAAATGGATACCATCTTTCTATTGATTGGTATATGGCAAGAGAAATTGGGGAATAATTTTCCCTTTTTCTAAATTTAGATGTACCACATCTAAAAACAAAATAATTTTCCTATTGCTTTTTTCAGAAATATCTGTTATAATTTAATTACAGTAAAGGACAGGGAAAAACAAAATCCCGAAATTAAAAGAAAGAAAAGGAGAAAAGAAAATGCGAGTAACTAAGACTGTCAGGGAGTATATCGAAAAGAAGGTAGCCGAAAAGGTATATGTAAAGTATGAAGCTGAGAAGCTGGAAGCAAAGCTGCAGAATGAAGAAATTCATAATTTTGTCGAAGAACTTGAAGATACAATGAATGAATATGTTGACAAACATATCAAGATGTTTGTTGAAGAACATCCTTATGCCGAAAGAAGCGCACGAGAAAGACTGGTTTCTTTTTACAGTCCTATTAACATTATTGACCGTCATATGAATTCTTCTGTTCATAACTGGCAGAGTCGTGCCCGCGCAGAAATCAAGGAAAAAGTTGATGATATCATCGTCACTCTTGAACTTGGTGGTACTAAGGCAGATTTGGAGCGGATGATTTCTGAAATTTAATTTCTGCAAAATGGTTGATATAGATGTTCCTTTCTTTGGAGAGAGTCGGGAGAAATCCCGATTTTCTTCTAAAATAATTTAGATGTACTACATCTAAATTTGACATTCTTTTTTATTTGACAAAATTTCTAATTTGTGTTATACTAATTACAGAAAAAAGGAAAGGAAATCCCGAAAATGATTAACGAAATTAAAATACTATTTGCAGATGATTATATTAAAGTTGGCCGCAAGGTAATACGACCTTTCTCCTTCGCTTGGTGGTGTATTCAGCTAAGCAAGGTTTTGATTGGTGTCCTTTCTTTTTATTTCCTTTACTGTTCCTTGTGGATGCTGGCGGCATAAGCTGCCAGCTCCAATATTTAGATGTTCTACATCTAAATTCCTTTGTTGACAAAATAAGATTACTATGGTACAATGTATATACAGTAAAGGAAAGGAAACAAAACAATGAAGATTATTGATGTTATTAATTTTTACTATACTAACCATGAAGTTATTAAAGTCAAAGTAGAGGCTAATGAAGGTATTGAAGGGAGATATCATAAGCTCACAAAGCAGGAAGCATATGATTTTCTTGATGGTTTTTACGATGAAGAAGTTGTTGTAATTATTTTCGAAACTCATACTACATTTTGTGGAAAAATTTCTCGTGAACTTGAGATTCCTCTTTTGTATATTCTTTACAAGTAATAATTTAGGGGATTATTCCCCTTTTAATTTTAGATGTTCTACATCTAAATTCTTCTATTGACTTTTAATATTTATTGTGATAGAATTATATTAACAAAAGAAAGGAAATAAAAAAATGATTTCATTCATTGTATTTAATGTTATCAATGTTATTATTCAAACTATTAAATCTATCGTTACTATCAAATGTAATAAGTATGTTGCCGCAGTTGTCAATGCAGTTGCTTATGGTCTTTATACTTATATTGTAGTATTGACTGCAAGTGATTTGGATTTGTGGTTTAAGATTACAGTAACTGCCGCCGCGAATCTTGTTGGTGTGTTTGTAGTCAAATGGGTAGAAGAAAAGAAGCGCAAGGATAAACTTTGGAAAGTAGAAGCAACAGTTTATGATGTTTATACTGAAAGTTTGCATAATGATTTGAAGAAAGCCGAAATTCCCCATAATTATATTACAGATATCGGAAAGTATTCTATTTTTAACATCTATTGTGAAACTCAAAAAGATAGCGCAAAAGCAAAACAAATTCTTGATTATAATAAAGCAAAATATTTTGTTAGTGAGACTAAAATTTTGTAAGAGGTAAAATATGAAAGGAATTTTTATAGAAATAATTTTAAGAATATTATACGTATTAACTATATTTTTGTGTTGGGGATTGGTTGTTATTGGTATTTTAACACTTTTCGTATAAGGCGGGCAACCGTCTTTTTTTTTGTAGAAAATTATTTAGATGTTCTACATCTAAATTCTCCAGTTGACAAAATTAAAATAAAATGTTATACTAAATACAACAAAAAGGAAAGGAAATTAAAAAAAATGAAGGCAACTGGTATTGTAAGGCGTATTGATGATTTGGGTCGTGTGGTTATCCCTAAGGAAATTCGGAGAATGATGAATATCAAAGAAGGTGAAGCTCTGGAAATTTTTACCGAAGATAAAAAGGTAATTTTTCAGAAATATTTTACTCCCGAAGAAAATATTTCCGAAGCAAGTGCGGAATGGGTGAGGTCTCATGCAAAGGAAATCAAGTTTGTTAATTCTGTTGAAGGTGTAACAACTTGCGGTTTTAACAGTGGTTCAATTCGTATGGCGTGCGTCAAGCATAATCCTTCCGATAAATTTGATTTGAATGTTGCAATTTGTTACTGTGCAAAGAAAGCAGGTTATTATGTAGAGCATTTGAATTGATAAAAGGGGATTTTCCCCTTTTTTTATTTTTTAGATGTTCTACATCTAAATTTATTTTTCAAAATCCGTTGACTTTTTCCCTATTATTTGGTATACTTAATACAACGAAAGGGGAACAAACCCCAAATAAGGGTAGCGACCTAACCGCTAAATGAAAGGAAACTAAAATGGAAAACACTGCTAACAAGATGACCGCCCGCAACTTCTACAACGCAATCGCCGCCGGCACTATCAACAGTGAGCTGATGGAGTACGCCGCCGAAGCTCTCCGTAAGATGGATGAAGCCAATGAAAAGCGCAAGACGAAGATTTCTCCCTCTCAGCTCGAGAATGAGAAGCTCAAGAATGAAATCGCAGAAAAGATGGTTGGCATGGGTTATACTACTGCCGCGACCATTGCAGAAATGATGGGTATTTCTCCCAACAAGGCAAGCGCACTTTGCCGCATGATGGCGGATGAAAAGGATGGTCGTTTCGTAGTCACGGAAGTGAAGAACGAAAAAAAGAACAAGGTTAAGGCGTACAAACTTGCAGACTAATAAAAGTGGGGACGGAAGTCCCCATTTTTTTTAACGAAAAAATTTAGATGTTCAACATCTAAAAAATAAATAATTTGACTATTGCAATTTATTCCCCGTTGTGGTATACTTTAAGTACAGTAAAGGAAAGGAATACCAAACCATGATTGATAAGCGTAAGACCTATTATCTCACCATTGACACCGAAACCGCAAATAATCTTGACAATCCTTTTGTCTTTGATATTGGCGGAGCTGTGCATGATAAGCATGGAAATGTGGAAGAAACTTTTTCTTTCATTGTCCGTGAAGTTTTTATCGAAATGCCCGACCTGATGAAAGAATGTTTTTATCAGTCTAAGCTACCTGCATATCGTGAACAAATCCGGCAGGGCGAACGCATTGTAAAAAATTATTATGAAATCCGCAAGCACATCAACAACTTGTGTGAAAAGTATAATATCAAGGCAATTATTGCCCATAATATGCGCTTTGATTATCGTTCCACCACTACCACTCAGCGCTATATTACTTACTCAAAGTATCGTTATTTTTTCCCTTGTGATGTTGAATTGTGGGATACTTTGAAAATGGCGCAAGATACAATTTGCAAGCAAAAAACTTATATCCGTTTTTGTGAAGAAAATGGATATACCAAAAAGAACGGAAGTCCCAGGGCAACCGCCGAAATTCTTTACCGTTATATCAGCGGAAATAATGATTTTGTTGAAAGTCATACAGGTTTGGAAGATGTTTTGATAGA